AACCAAACATAGGCAACGTTAAAACCTACTTTTATATACCTAGCCCCCATAAACTTACATCACTCTAACGAGGCCTCGATAATCTACCGGGGCAACATCAATATCCCACTGGTGTTTTACTTCTAGCCCGTCAGTTCGGCTGATTTCCTTTGTCATTACAGAAGGTGCTTTAGAGCCGCGTAATTTAAACAGACAAATGCTGCTCTGCTCCTTTCCTGCAGATAGGAACCACCCGCCAAAATCAACAAGGCGTGGCTCCACGATTACAGAAAGCTTTTGCTCATCTAACAGCGCTTTGTTGTATTCACCTACGACCTTGGCCGCTTCAATAGACTGTGCCGGCGATGTAATCACAAAGCGAGGTTGAGTGATCGCGAGTTGCGTCTTTGCCTCACCAGGCAAATTAGGGAAGTAGTTTTTCTGCCCATACATTAAGCCAAGTGCCGCCGCCAAATCATTTGCAAAATCACTGGTTTTATTAACGATATTTTTATGGTCAGCGTGGAATAATTCTTTCTCATCAAAAGCAACCGGGTTACTTGTCAGTATTGAGTAAACTTTGGTTCCTATTAGGCGTTCGTATGCTTGAGCTACTGTTTTGACTATCGCATCAAAAGCG